CTTGCCTTCTACTTTCCGCTGCTTTTTCTGCTATAGCAGGATTCGGTGCTGGTGGCGGTGGTATATAAACTCTTTTAGGTGAGCCACCAAAAATACCAGAGAATATTCTACCTATACACATAATGCTCCTTATAACCTTGATCGAATATCAAATATATTCCACTTCTTCCTTATAGTCTTTTTTGGCTCTCTTGTAAAGACATCAAAGTGAGTTTTTGCTTGTACTACTTTTGCGTCATTTTTTTGACCAGTTATTTTTGTACCTTCTCCTGCTCCTAACAACAAATATTGTAGTGCATCATGAACATGAGAGTAATCATTTTTGTCTGGTTTATCTGTGTATCGTTCTCCTGATACTTGCAATCGTTTGTATTGGTAACCACCAGCAAATCCTTTAATAAGATGTTTGCAAGATTTATCAATTAATATACCAGACTTACCTTCTACCATTCTGTTTAATGGATTGTTTACTGCTTCTAATCGTAAGCTTACATCATTAGATGGTGCTGGGTATGCTTTGATACCTGCTCCTCGTAATATTTGAAATGGTGTAGACTCATCTGTCTGTGCCCTATAGTCTCCTGCAGGATCGCCAATTATTTTTGCTATAGGAATTTTATTATATTTTGTAGTAATTGTTTGTCGTAGTATCTCTGCAAACTTTACCATACCCATATCTCTTGCTACTATCTCATCTAAGATTAACCAACGACCTCTTACCTGCTGTGCAAATACACAAGCTGGTGTAAGACCAAAGTCTATACCTACATAGTACGGTGTCTGTGCTGGTGGTATAGGTTCATCTGCTACATGAACTTCTTGTGAAAAATCTTTATAAACTGGTTTGCCATCTTCGATACTACCAAGTCGATTCATTACATACACATCAATCCAGCTTTTTGTTTTTCCTCGAATAATAGAAGTATAGTAATCACTTCGAACATTTTTTATGTTCTCTGCTTTGTCATTTATTTTGTAATTTTCTACTTCTTTGTTTGTATTTTTAATTTCTAACATACCTTGTGGTTGTATAAAAAATTTCCAGTTGTCAGGTTTTACTAACATCATAACTTCTTCTCTTGACAAATGGTCAGGCGGTGGTACTTCTCCACTCATAACAGACCACCAATGATCTTCATCAGGTGCGTTAGTATCTGCGATTACACCATACCAAGTTGGTCCACCATCTTTCATAGAAGGGTAACGACCAACACGCATTGTACCAGCATCTATAATTGGTTTTGCAATCTCTCTTGCTTCATTAAAAAATAAAAATGTAAGTTCTAAAGACAATAGTTTTTTTACATCCTCTGGTCTATCCAAAGCTAAAAAGATTACTTCCAAATCTAAGTCTGCTATTTTGATTCTATGTGTGTATGGTGGCGACCAATTCATCTTACCAAATTCTTTTTCAGGAAACCAATCTAACCAGGTCTTCATTGTTGTTGTTCGTAATTGTGGATTGGTATTTCGCACAACAGCAACACGACTTCTTCGTATACCATCAGGAGATTTTTTTTGTGCTAATGCTCTGCGAAATATTTCTATACAACAAGCTACAGATTTACCAGAACCAACTGGTCCACGAATACCACGAAAGAAACTATTATCTTTCATAAATGCTTTAAGCACTTCGCCATCTGGCTTGTATCTAAAATTCATACTTGATTGTTGTCGATTGCGTACTTGATCATTTTCCCTGCAACCTCTGGACCGAGAGTATTGATAAATTTATCTACCTCTTTATCGGACAAGTCTGCTTGTGGGTAAAATTTTAAATGTGTGTTGCGTACTATTTTTCTGAGTCGTAATAAATCTTTAAATGATAGTGTTCTAATAAACATATTAACAGTTCCATGCTCTTAATGATTTGTTGATTCTTGAATTAGGATCGTTGCGTTTTTTTGCACCAGTTAATTTTTTCTTCATACCTTTCATCCTTGCACAAAAACTTGCTCTCCTTTTATTCCCTACTTTTTTTGATGGTGCTTTTAGGTTTCGCTTCTTACCAGTCTTGGTTCGACCTTTATTATAACTGGCACGACCTTTTGCATTGAGTCCTCCTTTTGGATTCTTACCTTCTTTGCGTTGCCATGCTGGTGTCTTAGGCATTGGCTTTTGCTTTCTTCTTTGCTGTCATAGATAAGTCTTTCATATGAAATAATGGTTTACTTGATTTGGTATGTGTTTTACCAGAATGTAATTTACCATTAGGCATTTTGTGCATAGCACCTTTGTGTACTGTGCCATCTCTAAAATAATGCTTAACTCCTTTTCCCATTTTTCTTTCTCCTTTTAAAAGTTGCTACATTTGTTGGTTTACCACGCACCCCTTGTTTTACTGCTCGCTTTCTGGTAACAGCAGATTTTTTTTGGGATGCAGTCATCTTCTTTGCTTTAGCTAGTGGTACACACTTTGGATATTTTCGTTTCGATCCTTTGCTACGACCACAAGGTTGATACTTACCTTTCTTCTTAGGGGCACCAATATCTACCCACTTTTCATCTATCCATTTACGAAGGCTCATATTCTTCTAATCCATCTGTACATTGCGTATGCTCCCAAACCTAATAGAATATAACAGATACCATCAAACCAAGATATGTTGTGTACTGTTTCTACTAACTCTGGAGTTACATTCATTTGCGTTTCCTTTTGGTTTTCTTCTTAGCAGACTTTGGTTTTATTCTACCTGAACACACACCAGAAGCATACATATTAGCATAAGCACTTGGATAAACTTTAAACTTTCGTTTAGCGGCGGCTTTACCTTTAGCACAAAGCTTAGCCATACATAGATCCTTTGGCTTTCTTCTTCTTCTTTGCTTTCATAATTTTATTCTTTAAGGCAGTAGGTAAGTTCTTTTGTTTCCCCTTCAAACCCCCATTCTTTTTCATTGGTTTCTTTTTTCCGTAATGTCCTGGCATTGTTTTCTCCTTTGGTTATAAACCATACATAAAACATTGAAGGACTTTTGTAAAGAAAAAATACTTGAGCTAGTGATGTTGCTCGATCCCACTTCTTACTTTTCAACCACCCCATAACATATTGCACTACACT